CTCGGCGGCCGTACACCGGCGACGGCAAGACCACCCGCGACATCTACGACACTCCGAGCGCCCCGGTGTTCCGCGACGAGGACGGCAAGAAGGTCCCCGAGGTGGACGCCGAGACCCGCAAGAATGCGAAGCGCAAGAAGTAAGTCGACAGACAAGAAGCCCCTACCCAAACCGGGTAGGGGCTTCTTGCTGAGCAGTCCCGGATAGACTATCGCACCTGGCCGGTAGAGAGCGCCGTCGGCGCCTGGTCCTGCGACGGAGTCACCTGGGGCCGCACGCCGAAGAGCGCGAAGCCTGCCAGGATGACCGCGCCCAGGCCGGTCACGCTGGCCTCGGACCAGTTCAGCCCATATTCAGCGAAGACCGCCGCCCCGGCTGAAATCACACCGGCGTACAGCGCGGGAGCGATCGGGCGGGTGGTCACCGCCATCAGCACGGCCGTCAGCAGCGCCACGATCGCCGTCGCCTGACCGGCGTTCAGCCAGTCCAGCCCGAGCGAGACCGCCCAGGCCAGCACGGCACCGGCGAGTCCGAGGATCAGCGCCGGTTCGCGCCCGAATACCTTCATGGGGTTACTCCTTGGTGGTGAGCAGGGTCAGTACCTGGTCCAGCTTCGCGGTCAGCGCCACGTTCTGAGCGGCCAGCGCGGAGACCTGGGCGGCCAGCGGCTGCAAGTGCCCGTCGGTGATGTTGTCGACCATCAGCCGGATACCCGAGGGGCCGGGGATGGTCTTGCCGCTGGCGTCCTTCTGGGCCCCGTCGTTCTTGAGGTCGATGTACAGCTTGCTCGCGTCGGCCTGGGCCAGCTTGTCGGCGGCGGCGGCGATGCGGGCGTCCAGGTGCGCATCGAGCCGCTTGTAGAGGCCGCTGTCCTTGTTGCTCAGGTCGGCGTCCAGCTTGTACGCGACCTCCTGGGCATACTCTTCTGCGGTCGGCATGTCGTCCTCCAGTAGGCCCCAGGGGGCGGTCCGATTCTCGGGGTTGTCGTCGGTCGAGCCCGAGCCGTAGCGCGCGGAGAAGTGCGCATGGCCGGTGTGCGGGTCGTCGCCGTAGTACGTCGAAGGGAGCCAGTTGTTGTCGGCCTCCCAGATGCGCCGGTTGTAGATCACGTAGATCAGGCGCGCGTCCAGCCCGCGCTTGTGCCGGGACACGATGATGTCCACGGCCCGTTGCATGGTCCAGCCCGCCTTGTTCAGCGCGGTGGTCACGTCGAGCGCGTGCACCTCGTTGATCGTGTCGCTGTCCTCGTACGGGGTGGAACCGGTCTCGTCGGCGTTGTGGTCAGAGCTCTCGGCCTGGTGCGCCGTGTCCCCGATCGAGCCGTCCGAAGCCTTGGCCCGGCCGGGCGCCAGCTCGTTGAACTCGTCGCGAAGCGAGACGAGCGAGTCCACCAGGACCCATGGTGCTGCCATCGTTGCCTCCTCTCTGTTACTCCACAGTACCGCCTTCACTCCCCGGCGCCGCGCTTCGACCTCCTGGTCCGCGCCGCTTTACGCGACATACGCGAGCGCTGAGCGTGCGTCACTCCGGCGTTCGCGATGCGGGCGGCCTTGCTCTTGCTCGCCCCCTTGCGCCGCAACGCCTTGTAGACCCGCTGACGACTCTTCTTCACGTAGCCCTTGCGGCCACCGGCGTCCGAGACCACGACGGCATCACCTCCTCCCCTATGGTCTACCCCGGACCGGACAGCGAGAAGCCCCCTCATGTGGATTGAGGGGGCTTCTTGACTCTTAAGCGTCAGTCCTGGTCGCGCCGGTGCCTGCCGCCGTGGGTGCCGTTCTGGTTGGTACCGCCGTCGCCCTTCTTGACCGTCTGGTCCTTCTTCGCCTCGTTCTTCTTGCTGGGGTCGCCGTTCTTGTCCTGAGCAGCCATGCTCACTCCGTTCGATCTACCGCCGGGAATGTCTCCGGCAGCACTGACAAGTGTTGGTGAAGCTCCGGCCGCACTCGTTCTGCGAGCACGGCCAGCAGTAGCCGGACTGGTTCGCCAGCCTGGCCGTCTCTTTGATCCACCGAACCAGCTTCTGAGCCGGGCTCACGGCTGGCCGTAGACGGGCGCCACGCCGACATCACGCGCCGCGTCGTCGACCATCCTGAGGATGTCGGCCAGGACGAAGGTCTGCTCCGAGATCGGCTGAACGTCCCTGCGGCCCATCGCCACCTGGTTGGCGTGTGACCCCTCGGCCCAGGCTTCGGCGGTCTCGACCATCGCGGCCAGCGCGGCGGTCGCACCGGCCATCCTGTCCGCTTCAGCGGTGACGCTAGTCCGCTCCACGTAGGCGTCCGGTGGGCCGTATGTTCGGCGCAGCGGAGCGAACGCCAGAGCCAGTTGTTCTGCGATGGCCGCGACCGGCCCCGGTTGCTTCATCAGCCGGTCCAGCTCCTCCTGAGCGAGCCGGGTCTTCCCGATCGCCTCAACCTCCGGCTCAGGCTTCTCCAGGTCGTCGGCCATACGATCCAACAGCAAGTCGAGTCCCGTAGAAAGGTCTCGGTTTGCGGTCAGGTCACGAAGCTCTCGGACCACTCTGTCGATCTTGCTCTCGCTCATCGCGTCTCCCCATCCGCCGGGCGGGGGCGACCGGAGCCGCCCCCACGTCGGTCACTTCTTGTCGTCGGTCTTGCTGTCGTCCTTCTTCGGGGCGTCGGCCGGGGACTGCTTGGCCCGGTCGATCTGCTCCTTGGTGATCCGCCGGGACTTGTCGCTGTCCCCGAACTGGTCCTTGCCCACCGGGTCCCACCTCTCCGGCGCGTCCCTCGCGCCTTCTGGTGTAAACCTTACCGCAACGACTGCAAGGTGTCAACGCGCCAGCGGACCCAGCCCCGTGGTGGGGAGGGAGCCCACCGGCTCCACGAAGGTCGAGCTGCCCTTGTGCAGATCAGCCCACATAGCCATGGCGATGGCGTCGCCTCGGTCCGAGGACCGGCCGAGCTTCTCGACTACCTTCTCCTTGGTCAAGATCTGATACTTCGGCGGCGAGCCCGAGACGATCGACCAGGTCGGCGTGGTCAGGTCGGAAATCATCAGGTCGTCCGGCGGCAGCGCCAACTGAGCGTCGTAGGCAGGGTCCAGCAGCTCCCGGAGATTCCAGTACGCCGCACTGCGCACGTTGACGAAGCCGAACTTGCCGGAGCGGTCGCGATGCGAGGTCTTGCCCGAGCCGACGTAACCGACCGGCCGGACACCAAGCTCTCTCATCCGGTCGTAGACCCCGGCGCCGACGCCGACGGCATCGACGATCGCGCGGCCGCCGAGCCCCTGGAGCGCGCCAACCTGGCTCATCGTGTCCCGGCGCCGGTTGCCTTCGAGGGTGACCGCCCAGCCGTCACGGTGCGCGAGAACGCTCTCATCGCCTCCCCGGCCGACGTCGACCCCGGTCCACAGCGGGCCGCCCGGGGAGGGTCGGCCGTCGCGGTCCCAGGCGTACCAGCGCTCGATGGCCGCCTCCAACCACGCGAGCGGGATCACGCTGTCCTCGTCGCTGGCGTGGAACTCTCCGAGCACGCGGTTGTGGTAGACCGCGCTGTCCTCGCCCCATTGCTGGCGGCGCTGCTCCGCCCAGGACCGCGAGATCCGGCCGCTTGACACTGCTTCGTCAAGGGTGACCCAGCGCGTCCACCAGTCTTCGTAGCCCGGTGCCCGGCGGTGGATCTCGTAGAAGCGGCCCGACGGCGGCCCCGGGGTGCTCATCGCGAAGGCGTACGCGTTGTCGGCGGTGTCCGGACCGGCGTTCGAGAACGCGCCCTCGATGGAGTCCCAGGTGGCAGGCGGCACGATCTTTGCTTCGTCGAGCAGGTACAGCAGCTCCTCAGCGTGCGCGCCCTCGATGCGCTCCGGCTGGTTCGAGGCGACCGCTGTAGCCGCGCCGTAGGTCAGCTTCAACCTCAGGTCCAGCAGCTCGGTCCGGGTGTTGTACGGCGCCCGGCCGAGCGTCTCGAAGTCGATGCGACCCGCCCACTTGTGGATCTCGGGCCAGAGGTACACCTCCAGGTGCCGCCAGGCGGACGCCGTGGTGATGATCTTCCAGTCCTTACCCATCAGGTCGCGCGTGGTCGCGAACCAGTTCACCAGGACAGCGCCCATGAAGCTCTTGCCCAGCCCATGAGGGCCACGCACGGCGACGCGATGCCGGACTGGTAGTGCGTCCAGCACCTCCCCCTGGTAGCCGGTCAGGTCCACGTTGAGGCACTCACGCGCCCAGGTGGTCGGGGAGGCGACCCATCGCCGCAACCGCGTGCGGCTGGCGTACTTGGCCGCCAGGTCGACCCGGGTCACCACTTACCGCCCATCACGCGCTTGAAGTCCGCGACCGTCGGCGCCGCCGCCAGCTTGCGCTCGCGCCGACGGGTCCGCTCGGTGGTGGCCGCCCGGTTCGGCCGCCAGTGTGGACAGCCGTCGGCGGCGGAGACCAGCTGTCCGCAGGCACCACACGGCCGGAACTTCACTTCTCACTGCCCATGGCGCCGACGTCGATCTGACCCAGGTGGAGCTGGATCAGGCCGGGCACGAGCGCCTCTTGCTCCGGGGTCAGCTCCAGCTCGGCCAGCAGCGTGACGATTCGGTTGATCACCAGGTCACCCCACTTCTCGGCCAGCGAGGTGATCCGGTCGCTGATCCCCATGTCGTGCGCGGTCTTGGCGAACTTGACCACCCGGTCCCGCTCGGCCGACTCCAGGTTGACCAGGGCGCGGACCTCTTCGTTGGTGGCGTAGATCGTGCCGTCCTTACCGGCCGCGCCGTAGCGGAAGCCGATCAGGCCACTGGCCTCCGGGGCGTCCTCTTCGAGTGCTCCGCTCTCCCCGCCCTCTTCGACGACCTGGCGCCGCAGCAGCTCCGCATAGGCGGCCGCGCGCAGCCAGCTCATCTGGAGCATCCCGAGCACGGCCATGCCCGCGTCGATCGAGCCGCTCTCGGGGGGAGCGCCGATGGCTGACCAGGCGTTGATCCGTGATTCGCCCTTGGCCTTGGCGACGGCGCGGCTCACCCCGCCGTGCACCTTGCACGCGTCGGTTCCCCGGATCGCGGGACCGTGGCAGACACCCCGGCCCCGGCGGCGGCTCTTGGCGCACTCCAGGCGCTTGTGGTTCGGCTGGTCGCACCAGCGAGCGCCGCCGGGGTTGTTGGTCGCGTTCAGGCGTGGACCCTCGCTGTACGTCATGTGACCACCTTACCTTGAAGTAGAGGGCATCTCGCCTCCCCGGACAGCATCGAGCCCGGCCGGGACGGGGAGTCAACGGCCGGGCTCGATGTGTTAGGGGCGGGCAGCGGTCAGGCTGTGAAGTCCACCTTACGGCGCCGCATGATCAGCACCAAGGCCGCACCGGTACTCAGCAGCAGCGCGCCGCCGATCACGATGAAGCCGATCGGCGCGCCGGTGATCGGCAGGGTCGGGGAGGCGATAGGCGCCGGAGTCGCGCTGGCCGACGGACTCGGGCTGACCGAGGTGCTCGGCTTCGGCGTGGACGAGTGCGACGCCGACGGACTGGGCTTGGGCGAGGAGCTCGTAGACGGCGACGGGCTGGCGCTGTGGCTAGGCTCGGCCGGGCACACCTTGCTGGGGTAGCCGCCGATCGCGCCGCTGGTGGAGCCCTCAGTCCGGGTCTGCTCGTACTGCTTGTTCCAGCAGGAGCTCTTGTACGTCCACTCCCAGACGAAGGACGCCGACTCGCCGCCGGTCACGACGCGCTTCCACCACTCGCCGGTGAAGGTGCCCTTGCTCGTCTCCCCGGAGCGGTCGATGCTCGCGGGCAGGCTGGCCGCCGCCAGCGTGCCGCCGGTGATGGTCCAGGTACCGCCGCCGCTGATCGTGCCCTTGACGCCGGAGGGCGTGACGAAGGTGCCGGAGTCCCAGATGGTGACCTCGATCCCGCCCTCGATTTTCTGGGTGGTAGTCACCCGGTTGAACGTGTCGCGAGCCCAGGGGGCGCCGCCGACCGTGTCATCCGGCGTGCTGACCACGTTGGTGTACTGCGTCGGCTGGGCGGCCAGCGCCGGACCGGCGAGCGTGAGCACGCCGATCAGGACGGCGGTCAGGATCGCGATGATGCGTTTCATCAAGGGAGTCTCTTCCTCGGTAGGGGTGATCGGTGGTCAGGAGGCGTCGAAGCCGTACGTGCATTCGCCGGTGCGGAACCAGTCGTCAGCCGAGACCGGCTGGTTGACCGGGAACTCCACGGCCGTGCCCGGCTGGAGCGTGACCGTCTTGGCGAACCGCGACGGCGCGGCGCCGGTGACGGGCCAGTTGACCCAGACCTGCCCGGTCTTGGCCTCGTTGGTCAGGTTGGTCGCCGTCACCGTGGCGACCAGGCTGTATCGGCCGATGATGTTCTTCTGGCAGGTGCCGGTCGTGGTGACGGTGCTCAGGATCGAGACCGTGCGGCTCGGCGCCGGGGCGCTCTTCTCGAAGATCCCCGAGACGACACCGGCCGAGCACATCAGGAAGATCGCGCCGAGAATGATCGAGACCCAGGCCCAGGGCGGCAGCCCCTTGGTCGGGGTCGGCGCGGCCCAGGGTGCTGTACCGGGACTCTGGTAGCTCTCCATCACGTCATTGTGCGGGGGGATCTCGCTCGTGCGCCCCCAGGCGGCCACACTTTCCGGCCAGTCGGTCACGGTGTAGTTGCCGTTCGGGTGGTATGTCGCCTCGGTCTTGTTGCTCATGTCCCGTCCCCTTGACTCGTCAGTGTCATGTCATCCGGGCGCCGATCGAGATTGACCGGCGCCCGCTCCGTTGTTGATCAGACTATAAAGCCACTACTGCAAGGTGTCAACTAGCCCTTTTCGTAGCACTTGCTCCAGTCGGTGCCGGTCCGACTCACATCCGCCAGGATGGGCACGCCGCGCCACTCGAACGAGAGCGCCTCGACGACGGCCCGGCCGACCTCCTCAGCCTCGCCCTCGGGGACGGAAAGCACGATCTCGTCGTGCACCTGAGCGCGCAGCATCGGCAGGATGCGGGCGTCCAGCCGCAGTAGCCCGGCCATCATGATGTCGCGGGCCGCGCCCTGGCCCATCAGCGCCGGGGCCTGGGTGTGCGCTCGCTGCGGGTCGGCCCGCATCAGCCGCCCGAAGCCGTTGTCCAGCAGCGCGCCGGACTCCGCGACCGCACGCACCTCGGCCTGCCACTCGATCAGCCGGGGGAAGCGCTCGCGCATCGAGGTGTCGAACCGGCGGACCAGAGCCGGATCGATGTCCGAACCCTCGCTGATGGCCTTGATCCCGCGCCCGTAGTTCCAGCCGTGGCCGATGGCCTTCGCGTCCTCGCGACGCTTCACGTCCCCGAAGAGCGCGAGAGCGATCTCGGAGTGCGGGTCGTCGTGCTTGAGCATCTCGATATAGGCGAGGTCCTGACTGAGCCCGGCCAGCGCGCGCATGTCGACCTGACTCAGGTCGGCGCTGATCAGCACTTCCCCTGGATCGGGGAGGAAGACCGCTCGCTCCACGTGGCGGCCGCCGCGCTTGCCGAACACCGTCAGGCCCGGCTGAGTGACGGACCAGCGACCGGTGGCCTGCTGGAAGCTGACCCTCGGGTGCACTCGGCCGTCCGGCCCCAAGTGGTCGTGCGCGGTCTGGTAGACCGAGCGCGCGCCGACGATCCGGTACACGTGAGCGGCGATCTTGCGCACCTCGGGCAGGTGGTGGTACTCGGCGGCGAGGTGCTTCATGTGCTCCCCGGAGGTGTCCAGGTCGCCGGACTTGGGGGTCCGCCAAATCGAGGTGGCCCCGGCCGCGCGCAGTGCCTCCTCCAGCGCGGTCTTCCCGGCGGCGCTCGCCAGCGGGGACTTGTAGGGCACGCCCTTGACGCTCGCCAGCGGGATGCCCGCGTGCTCGGCCAGCCAGGCGAGCGAGCCTGCTTTGCGCTCGTTCACCTCGGTCATCCGCTCGGTGAGCAGCTGCTGGTCCATCAGGAAGCCGTTCACGCTGATCTGCGCCCCGATGGCGGCCACCCGGTGCTCCCGCACCAGGTACTCCGGCACCGTGCCGCCCAGTTCGGTCAGCAGCCGCGCGTGCAGCCGCCGGGACAGCTCGACGTCCTGGACCATGTACGCCTTGAAGGCGCGACCGTCTTCGGAGTCGTCGATCGGAATCTGGTCCCAGCCGCCGTACTTCTTGTGCAGCTGCCCGGAGACATCGGTCATCTTGGCGCCGAGCTCGTACTTCTCCCCGAGAGCCCCCAGGTCGTACTTGCGCTGGGTGTCCACGCCCTTGTCCCGGGCCATCGGCGGATCGAGGAAGCGGGCCGCCAGCAGCGCATCGAAGATCTTGCCGTCGGCGGCCATGGTGTGAACCTCGGGCATCGTCATGGTTCCGGCCCGCACCAGGGCGGGGAGGTCGAACGCCATGATGTTGTGGCCGGTGATCAGCCTGGCGCTCCGGATGTCGTGAGCGACCGCGTGCGCCACCAGCTCCTGAGACTTGGGGCCGGACCCGATGCCGGGGGCGTAGGTGACCACCTCACGGTCGTCGGCGGCCGTCGCTCCGATCCGGACGAAGCCCGGCCCGCGCTTGTAGAGGTCACCCGCGTCGCCGGTCTCCAGGTCGAAGGCCAGGATGTCGGCCTCCAGCGAGGTTGACTCTTCACTGTCAGGTTCCGGGCGCACCTCCTCCTGACTCTCGCCGTCGGCGTGCTCGTTCTCCGGAGCGTCCGGCTCGGGGTTGTCCACAGGTCCGTCCACAGGCCGGGGAGGGACGACGGGCTCAGGTCCGCCGGTGCCGGGAGCGGGCGGCAGATCCTCGTTGTCGCCCACCGTCCACACCGTGACGTGGCCGTGCGCGAAGCCGGACCGCTCGATCCAGAGCGACCCGTACCGGCGTCCCCGCAGCCGGGAGTACGCCTCCCCGAGGCCTTTCCCGTACGCCTTGTCGGATGGGTCGTCCAGCTTGGGCGGGGCCATATAGCCCGCCGGGTCGGCCAGCGCCTTCGAGCGGACCTCGGCGGTCCGGAAGGGCTGGTCACCGAACGTGGCTCGCAGCCACCCCAGGTGGCCGGTCCAGTACTGGGTGTCGAAGTCGCTTTCCGAGCGCCAGACGGTCAGGTTGGCGAGGAAGCCCTCCATCCCGGCCGTCTCGATGATGCCGCCGGTGATCCGCTCCCACACCTCGAACGAACCGAACGACACACCACGGGTGGGCCGGGGCTGGCCCTGAGCGAACCAGGCACGGACCAGCGTGAGGATCGCGCCCATCAGCTCCCGCCGGTTGGCCCGGGTCCAGCTGCCCAGGTCCAGCCCGGACTGACCGGGGTGGCGGAAGCTGGAGCTCGGCCGGTCCTGCGGGTTGGCGTAGGTCGGCCTCAGCGCGATGCGGTAGACCCGGCGGGTGAGGTCGCCCTTCACCTGGACCTGGTTGCCCAGGCTTATCCAGGTGATCACGTTCGGGAAGTTCGCCATGGTCGAGACGCCCAGGATGCGGTCCTGCCAGGTGCTTGCGGTCAGCGCCTGAGCCAGCGGCGCGCCCTCCACGGTGTGCGCCTCGTCGAACACGAAGAACTCCGAGCCGGTGCGGAACGCACTGGTGATCTGCTTGCGAAGTTCGTCCGGGTCGGGGACCCAGTTCATCGGCTCCGCCGCCGAGCCGGTGTAGACGGTCAGCAGCGAGTCCGCGAGGAGGTTCTTGCCCACGCCCATCTGGAGACCGTCGATCACGCAGAGCGGCACCTTGGGCACCATGCCCCGGATGGCCGGGGTGATCAGCAGTGCCAGGGCGTTGGCCCGGTCCACGTCGGAGTCGAACGGGAAGTCACCGAGCCAGTCGTTGAGCAGCAGGTCTCGCGCTTTGAGCACCTGCTCCCGCGTGGGGTTCTCGGGGATGGTCAGCCCCTCGAAGACCGGGTCCGCCATCAGCAGGGTCCGGGTGCCCTCGTCGTAGCCGGGCTCGGTGACGATCGTGCCGTCCGGCCGCACGAACGGCGCGTGGCTGATCCGATCCAGGGGAGCGAACTGGTTGGACCGGCTCATCGTGGCGGCCATCGTGCCGGGGTCCGGCCAGGAGAAGCTGTAGGTGGTGCCGTTGGCACCCTCGTTCTCGTTGACGGTGATGGCGGTCTCCTGCACCAGGTTGTGAAACGAGCCCCGGTCCACCGGCTCCATGGTGGAGCCCATCCGCCGGGAGATCACGCCTCCGTGGCTGAACAGTTCACGCGCGTTCCAGCGGCTGAGCATGGCGCCGGTGAGCTCGTTGATCACGGCCCAGCGATCGCGGTTGACCACGATGGTGACGCGGCCGCCCTCCCCGGTCGGCGCCTCCCCACTCTTCTTGCCCTTGGGCTTGGCGTCAGCGGGCTTGGCCTTGGCACCGTCGATCATCCGCTTGAGGTAGCTACGGCGGCCGGACGGCGGACGGTGCCCCAGCACGTCGTCCAGACCCGATGTGCCGGTGGCGGACATCCGGGTGAAGAGCACCTTGTTGGCGCCCTCCAGAGCCAGGGCGGCGGCCAGCTCGACCCCGGCCTGATAGACCTCGGTGTTGTCCGCCGCGTCGGCGTCCAGGATCACCACGACGTCCTGACCGTCGACCACCATTAGGTCGGGGATGGCGGAACCGTCCACCTGCCACATCCGGCATCCCGCGATGCCGTAGACCGCGACGTCGTCGGGCGCGTAGCTGGCGGCGGCCAGGCACTGCTTGGTGCCCTCGACGATCAGCACGCGCTTGGGGTTGTCGACCGGCCGCACCGCCCAGAGCACCGGCTCCATGCCCTTGCGGAAGAGATACTTGCGCAGCCGTCCGCCCTTGGCCGATGCCGTCGGGTTGTCCGGCCGCACCTGGTATTCGACCCGGCCGCTGGGGCTGGTCCAGGGGAACAGGATGGCCGGGTGGTTCGCGAAGTTCGGCCAGTGGCCTTCCTGGGGGTTGTCCTCCCGGCGGAACAGGGAGCGGACACCCAGCCTCTCGGCCAACTCGACGTCAACCGCCTGCCGCTCCAGATAGATGGCGTGCTCGGGGCTCAGTCGGCCCGGCACGTGCTCGGGGAGAAGCTCCCCCTCGGTCGCTTTCAGCAGGGCAATCCCGTCCACCAAACGCTGTTCTTCCGGGCGAATCGTGTTATCTTCACTCACGTTCGGTCTACCTCTCGGGTTGATCATCCGGTCCGGCCGCCCTCGGTGAGGGGTGGCCGGACCGCTCCGTATTCGGTTGTGTCTCACCTCTCGCGGAGGATCTCCTGGAGCTCCCGGAGCCGACGGGACAACTGGTCGTAGCCGTCAGCAGGCGACCTGCCCGCCAGGACGTCGGCCAGACCGGGCCGGTTGAGTAGCCCCAGCGCCCGTTCACGCCTCTGCTCCAGCTTCTCGATTGCCTGGTTAGACCGGGTGAGCGAGGCATTCCGGGCCGTCGTCAGAGCGCTCTCCTGGCTCACCACGGTCTCCAAGGTCTCCACGGTGTTCTGGAGTTTGATGAGCTCGTTCCGGGTCTTCGCCAGCGTGGTCTCCAAGGTGAACTTGGTGTCCTGGAGAGCTACTATCTCGGCCTGCGCTTGCTCCAACCGCGTGTTCAAGCGGCGAACTTGACTCTGGCAAGCCAGAGCCCACTCGGCATTCCCCTTGCGCGCGCGCTGAGCCATATCCAGCTCGACTTTCAGCTCCGCTACTTGAGCCTGGAGCGGCTGGGCCACCAATAGAGCCTCGCTGACCTGAGCGGCGGCCACTTCCTGATCGGTGTAGACCCGGGCCGCCGGGCTGTCCGAGCCGACCTGGATTGTCACGATGACGGTCTGACCCGCCGTCACTTCGTAGGTCTCTTTCATGTCTGGACTCCCCGTCCTCGATATGTAAGGCGGGGAGACTGATGTCCCCCCGCCCGTGGATCTAACCTTACAGGCACACCTTCCGAGTGTGCAAGCCTAGCGTAGGACCAGCTTCCGCATCGCGCGGCGCCCCTGGATTCGAGTCAACAGGTCAGCCGCCTGGCCCTTGGTCTGAACCCTTCCGAGCTTGCTCTCGGGGAGGCCCTCGCGCAACAAACGGCCCTTCTGCTGGTCGCTGACCGGCTGGGCCAGCCAGCGCGCATCCCGCTCGACCAGCTTCTGAAACGCCTTGGCCCGGTCCTCCCCGATGCCCATCGCCCAGTTGCTCGGTATCTGGTCGTGCAGGATGGCGACCCGGCCGTTCTTGTAGCTCGCCAGCTTCCACGTGTCGAGCCCGACAGGGGCCATCACGACCACCTCGGTCCCGGCGCCCAGGCACCAGCCGTTCTCGACCGGAAGCCACCGCAGCCGCGATGCGCCGAACACGTCCACCTTGGCGGCCCGGCCCGAGTCGCAGTTCTCGTGCCGGTGCCCGCCGTCGCGCACGATGCCAGCGGGGAGGTAGCGATGGCACAAGGTGCACCGGTGCCAGGTCACCTCGCACGGCTGGTCGCACGTCGGGCACGCCTGCTTCTCGCTCGGCTCCTCGGGCTTCTTGCGCTTGCCGTCCAGCTCCTCCCCGAGGTCCACGACGCTGATCAGCTCGTGGCGCTTGGTCGCGCCGACGACATCGATCACCAGGAGGTTGGCCTTGCCCGGGGCCTTGCGGGTGCCGCGCCCGACCATCTGGACGTAGAGCCCGTGGAACTTGGTCGGCCGGGCGACGACCACACACGAGATCGTCGGCTCGTCGAAGCCCTCGGTGAGGACCGCACAGTTGGTGACGACCTGGGTCGCGCCAGTCTTGAGCCGCAGCAGGATGGCCGCCCGCTCGTTCTTGGCCGTCGTACCGTCGACCGCCTCGGCCACGATGCCGCGCTTGCACAGCGCTTCCGCCAGTGCGTGTGCGGTCTTGATCGTCGGGGTGAAGGCCACGCCCTTGCGGTCGCTGGCGTGCTCTTTGTAGGCGTCTGCGATCTGGTCGATAGCGCCGGACTCCTCCAGCTCCCGGCCCAGGTCGCCGTCCGAGTAGTCGCCCCCGGTCTTGCGCACCTTGCCCATGTCCATCGAGGTCTCGACGACCTCAGCGGGGAGGATCGGCACGAGGTATTCGCCCCAGATCGCCTCCCGGATTGACATGTAAGAGACAACCTTCTCCCACACGCCGAGCGTTTTGCCGTCGCGCTCGGGGGTGGCCGTGAAGCCGACGGCGAGCGGGCCGTAGGGGTTGAAGGCGCCGAGCGCGTGCAGCGTCTTGGTCCAGCTGGGCGCGGGCGCGTGGTGCGCTTCGTCGGCCACGATCGTGCCGAACGGGGAGCGACCGGCTGACTCCAGCAGCCGCCGCAGACGATCGTCGCGGCTGGCCGTGGGGACGGAGGCGACCACCACGTCAGCGTCCACCTCGTCCAGCTCGGCCTTGACGATCCCGGTGGAGAGGTCGGGTGCCTGCCAGCCCAGCTTCTCGATCGCCTGAGCGGCCAGCTCCTCGCGGTGGACCAGGATGATGGAGCGGCCCCGGTCGGCCCGGCGCTTGATCGCGCCGCCGAACGTCACCGTCTTGCCGGTGCCCGTCGGGTGCACGACCAGGGGGCGCCGCACGCCCTCACGCTCGGCCTGGTCGATCGCGTCCAGGGCGGCCTCTTGGTACGGCCTGAGCTTGATGTCCATCAGTGCCCTCTCTGGACGTTCGCGCTGTAGCGCTTGTAGGGGCGGCCGTGCATCGGGTGGCCCGGCCGGTCGATCGGGAACTCTCCGTCGAACCAGACCTGGAGCCGGTCTCCGATCAGTGCCGCGCCGTCAGCCAGCGCGTGCCGCAGCCCGGCCGAGTAGGCCATGACGCGGACTCGGCCGGTCCCGCCCTGCCACAGGTCCACGAACGGGACCGGCCCCAGGTTGGTCGAGACTTCGCCCTGACGCAGGACCACGCCGGAGATGGTGTCCCCCGGCTGGCTCGGCGTCCAACTGGCAGCGGGGTTCCCCTCGGTCAGCGCCCGAACGGCGCACATCAGGCAGTCCGCTTCGTGGTCGTGATTCGTTGTCGTCATGACTGCAAGGTTACATGGTCGCCTGTAAGGTGTCAATCGAGGTACGACCGGCGCAAGTCGCCTGAGCGGATTAGGTCCTCGACCACGGCCACCTCGGTCTGACCGCTGATCTCCGGCTTGCGGGTCCAGAGCCGCTCGGTGCCGGTGACTACCTCTACGAACTCCAGGTGACGATCGCTACGGCCTAGCCAGCGCTCGACGGCGCCCCACCCAGCCGCCTGGGGCCCGGTGCCGGTGGAGTACCAGAGACCCCCGGCCTTGAGCAGCACGTACGTCCAGATCTTGCCGGTCTCCATCGCGGCGTAGCTGACGCCAAGCAGCAACATGGAGCCGTTGGGCATGTCGCGCGGGTGCTTGTCCATGGTCGGTCCTCTCAGCAGGAGAAAGAAACCGGCCGCCCAGTGCGTGAGCACCAGGCGGCCGGGTGGCGGCCCGTCGGGTCGAGCTCGCCAGAGGTGGATCAGGAAGTGGCGACAGCCGCCCGGCGCACGATCACGCCGAAGTGCTTGTACGGCTTGCCCGCGAACTTGCCCTTACGGATCAGCTTCTCCCCGAAGTACTTGACGGCCATCCGGTCGCCCACGGCCGGGGCCGCGTCCTGGAGCTCGCGCTTGAGCACCGCGCCGTAGCCGATCACGCGGTACTTGGTGCCGTCGCTGACCTGGATCGTCACCGTCGGGACCATCGGGTCGTCGCCGTCCTTGGCGAAGTCCGACCGGGTCTCCCCGACCTTCACGACGATGCCCGAGATGCCCTCGCCCTTCTCGGAGGGAACCCAGCCCTCGCTGTCGTCCTCCTCCACCTCGTCCAACAGGTCGTCGAAGTCGTCCTCCGAGGAACCGGCGGCGGGGCCACCCATCTCCTTGAGCAGGTCGTCAACGTCGTCCTGGACGGGCGTGGTCTTGCTGGTCGTACCGGCCACGATGGGCTCCTCTGTGTGGTGAGCTAGTGAGTTGTTGGTCCGGTCTGACCGGACGTGTCGGATCACTGGAACCGCTGTCCCGCCCGATCAGACCTGGTGCGGGCTCCGGCCCGCTCTCTTGGCGCAAGGTCCGTCCTCGTGCGCTTCCGGAGCCCCAGCGGATTCTGGTGGGCCGCTGCCCCATCCGGCCTCTGGCCGTCGTCACCAGGCTATCTGCCGCCTGGTCGGCGCCGTTGCTGCTCAGCTTCTGAGGGCGAGGGCTACGACGAATCACCGGTACCTCGCTCCCCGCCGTGGACTCGAACCACGGTCACCCCTCATGCGCCATTCTTGGGGCTGACAACTGCCTATCCAGGGAACCGGACCACCGCGAAACAGTCCGGGTAGCTCGCCGGTCGGGGGTCCGAACCGACTTGCTGGGTCTTACGTTACAGCCTCGCCGTCAATGTAGCAACGTTGACACTTACGTGTCAGCTCTTGGGTGCGCGGATGGTCATCCGCCGATAGCTGCTCTTCACCGTGACAGCCTCGGCCACCTCGGGATAGTCCCGGCGGAGGTCTTCCACACTGATCCGCGATGAGGACACCTCGGGGTAACCGACCACCTTCTTGTCCCCGATGTAACCGGCGCCCGCGTCACCGACCATCATCCGGAAGTAGTTCTTGATCTCGTCCAGCCTCTTGGTCGCTTCCTCGGCGGCGGTCTTCGCCTGGGCGTAATCAGCCAGCCATTCCATCGCGTCGTCAGGGAGCTGGACCGACGGGGTGACGACCGTGGGGTGGAGTTGTTTCAGCAGCTCCTCGGTCTTGGGGTGCCGGAGATTGTGCATCGGCGGCTCATCACCCAGCACGTTGGTCACCCAGAAGCGCTCGGCTTCGTCAGCCAGCTCGGTGAACCACTCCTTGTCGAAGTGGATCTCCACCGTGAAGAACTGCCTCTCGCTGCCCAGCACCAGGCACCCGAGGTACGCCACGGGAAGGCCGATGATGCCCATCTGCCACTGGCACTGGGCCTGGTAGCTCAGCGGCGCCGAGCCGGTGCCCTTGCCGCTGGGCCGGATCGTGCCGTCTGCCCAGTGCTCGTCGTCCCCAGCAGTCTTGCACTCGATCAGCGCCTGAGCCTTCCAGGTGCGCGGTTTGCAAGCGAACCGGTCCGGTGTCACCCGCAGGAACGGCCGCTCACGGTCGGCCCACAGGCCACCCGCGAACCGCGACGTCAGACCGACGTTCTCGGCGGTCTTCTGGGCTACCACGTCCTCCAGCCGGTGACCCCACTCGATCGCGGCCTTACCGGAGAGGTCCTTGCCGCCGTTCTTCTTGGTGTTCCAGACGCTGAATGCGGTCTCGTACTCCGAGATCCCCACCAGCGCGCCGACCTCCGAGCCGCCAATCCCGTCTTGCCGGGCTCCGAGCCAGAGTTCTCGGCCCGCGCACTCGGGGAGGACGAGAGAAGCCGGGCTGTTCGCGACCTGGCCCATCCGGTGCACCGGGTGCGGACAGCCGAGCCGACCGCCGGACTTGGTGAGGTACTGCTCAACGGTCGTCACTACGCCTCCACCTTGATCTTGGAGAGTGCGTCGCGCTGGATCTTGGGGAGGTCGAAGACCGGTTGCCCGGCGTAGTCCATCGCAGCCACCCACAGCCACCAGGCGTCACACTCGTTGTCGTTGGTGAACTCCACCCCGCCGCGCTTGAAGGCGGCCACGGCCATGTCCGTCTTGCTAGCCCCTCCCCGGCCGGTGGCGAACTTCTTCAGGCTGGAGGGCGGCAACGTGGCGTAGGTCAGCCCGTTCTCGATCAGAGCCGCACGCACCGCGCCGTGCACCATGCCGGTGATCCCGGCGGACATCGACTGGTTCAGGTAGCCCTCGATCAGCACGAAGTCCGAGTCCTCGGCGTACCCGATCACGGCACCGGCGATCTCGCTCAGCCGCAGATCACCCTTCTCACGGGGCTTGATCAGGTGGGTGCACACGGCCCCTTCGACCGTGTGCGCCACCCCCGGAGCCGTGATCGAGAGGTCCAGCGCCGAGACCTTCTTCACCGCAGGCTGCGGACCATGATCGAGAGGTCCAGCGCTGACCCTCACGACTGGTCGACGATCGTGTTCATCTGGGCAGTCAGCTGGGCCGCTTCTTCGGCGCTGAGGTTGCGCACCTGATCCGCAGTCGGCAGGACCGGCAACCGCGCCGACCCGGCGCGGTTCCGCGTCTCCTCCAGCTTGGCGGGAAGCTCGTCCAGGCCGAAGACCGCGCGAGCGGCCGCCTTGAGGTCCATCGAGCCGAGCACGGTCATCAGACCGGCGAGCTCCACGGTGTCCATCTCGATGTGTAGCGTGTTCAGGTCCGGCGTCAGCTCGAACTCGACGCAGGCCCGGGGCATCCCCGGCAGGAACTCGCGCTCTCCGACCGGGACCCTGGTGGTGAGGTGCTCCCACTGTTCCGGGCTCAGGTCGGTGATCTTGATTCGGGCTCGCATTGTGCGGCCCTCCCTTCTGTTGGTCCAAACATTACCGTCACGACTGCTAGGTGTCAACACGGGGAGGGCCGCCAGCT